CGCCGGTACGCTTCGAGACGAGCGGTGCGTAGCTACTTGAAGTTTCCAAATTTGTTCCCCTTATTAGGTTTTCGTTTGTCGATTTCCTTCTGGACCGTAGTCATCGAAGCATTGATGTACCCGGACTGGGCTTCGCCATCGGTGTCGAAGATCCGCATGCGGGACCGGTCGATGCCGACCACGAACTTCCGGAACTTGGACGGATCACCGAAGCGGGATTTCAACTGCTTCATCATGATCTGGCCCTTCTTCTCCAGATCCTCATCGTTCATCAGCGCGATCAGAAGGTCCGCCGTCTGTGCCAAGCCAAAGCTCTCCGCGATGTCGGTCAATTCCAGCTCCGTGTTGTTCTGACCGCCGCGGTTGGTCTGCGTGGCGGTGATGATCGGCACGTCGAACTCTGTGGCGAAACCACGAAGTTCTTCGGCGACGGCCTTGACGTAGGCGTTGGTGTTGTCGCCGTTCTTGATGCGACAGGAGGCAAAAATGTTGACGTAATCCACGAAGATCACGTCGGGAACGAACTTCTTCCTGATCTTCAACTCGTTGAGCAGGATACGGAAGTCGTTCACCGTCGCCTGGGCGGCCGGGTATTCCTTGATGACGAGACGGCCATTCGTCTTGGCACCGATCGCCTTCACCTTCTCCAGGAAGATATCCTTCGGCAACAACGCGATCTGATCGATCGGGGTATTGAGAAGATTGGCGTCGATACGCTCGCCGACCTGGGTCATCTCCGACAACTCGCCGGAAATGTAGAGGACGTTCTTGCCGTCCATGAGATGGCCGGCCGCAAGCGATCCCATGACGAGGGACTTGCCGACACCGGTGCCGGCCATGAAAATGTTGAGCGTCTTCTTGGCCCAACCGCCGCGAGTGACCTTGTTGAGGTAGGTGATGTTGGTGGGAAGTCTTACACCGGTCTCATGGTAGGCCGAGAAGCGGAGAGCGGCCTCGGCGATGTAGTCGTGGCCGACCCGCGTATCGAAGCTGACCGACAACGCCTTCTGAAACATGTCGGGGATCGCCCCCTTCTGGATCTTCAGCTTGCCGGTCTTGTCCTTGATGACATCGTACGCCTTCAGGATGGCGAGGTTCAGCGCCTGTTCCTGACAGTGCTTCTCGGTCTGGTCGATCAGGAACGGGAGGGTCTCTTCCTTCGGCTTCTCCTCCAGACAGTCGAGGACACCCTTCATCCCGTTGACACCCTTCGTCAGCTTGTCGAAGGTGGTCGGGTTGATGTCGGTCTTCTGACTGACTTCGAGCGCAATCGCCTCGACGGTCGGAAACTTGTTGTATTTCCAACAGAACGACGAGAAGACATCGAAGACGACGCGCATGGCGTCATCATCGAAAAACTCGGATTTGAGATGAGGGAAGACCTCTCGTCCATAAGGGTGATTATGGATGAGGTTCTGTAGAATGATCGTCTCGATCAAGAGACTTACTCTCCGATGTCGGCTTCGGGATCCTGATCGTCTTCGTCGACGATATCGGTGATGTCGCCGATGAGATCGGCGGCCTCCTGGTCCGCATCAACGCTGTCTTCGGCGACGGTACGACCGCCGTAGGCGAACTTGTTGGCGCAGTGATTCTCGAGGAGACCCAGAATTTCGTCGGTGAAGACGCTCTCCGGGTTGGCCTTGATGGTAAGATCATCGACCACGCGACCGTCACAGACGATCTCGTAGCTGTTGTTCTCTTCCTTTTCCTTCTCCTTCTCGAGCTGCTTTTCGTAGGCAGACTTCTTCGGAGCGTTCTTGTCGGCGGTCTTGCGCTTCTTCTTGAAGATGCCGGCATCCAGGGCCAGTTCCTTCAGTCCGTACCAACGATCGAGACCGCTGGCGAAATCGACGTAAACGATGACCGACTGCTTCTCCTTGGCGAAGCGGGACTTGATCGTCTTGATCTTGATCTCGACGCCGGTGACTTCCTTGGTCTTCTTGTTGTAGACATCCTTCTTGGACAACAGGAGGATGGCGTCCGCCGCATAGATCGCGCCGCCACCGCCGGCCAGCGTCTGCTTCGCCGGCACCGGACCCTGGCCCGGAGTGATGTAGGTGTGGTTTGTGATGATCATCGGGATCTTGAGCTTCGCGATGCGGAGCCGGATCGTACGGAAGGCCGAACGGATCTGACCCGGACGGGTCATGTCCTTCTTGTCGGATTCCTTCTCCGCATCCAAGATCTCCTTGTCGGTGGAGAGCTGGCCGAGCGAGTCGAGGATGTGCAGGAACGGGATCGGGTTCTTCGAACCTTCGATGCGCTTCATCGCCTTCACGGTCTTGTCGCGATATTCGCGGACCGTCTCGGGTTCGTAGACGGCGACCCGGCCGATGTCGATGCCCCTGTTCTGCATCATCTGGTTGGTGATGGCGCTCTCCGAGAGAGCGGCCAGGATGCCACCGTTCGCGACGCTGTTCAGGAAGGCGTTCATCAGCGAGAGAATGAAGAAGGTCTTGCCGGTGCTGGATTCGCCGGCGAACATGACCGCCTTGTTGTTGGGAATGCCACCTTCCTTCATCTTGCCGCCGGAGATCAGCGCATTGAGGACGTAGCTGCCGGTATCGATGTATCCGGTAAACTCGGCGGAGTGCTTGCCTTCCGCCGCTACTGAGAAGCTGTCGTCACCAAGATCCGCTACGAAGGACGCTACTAGGCTCGAACCGGAAACTTGCTCGGTGAGAGACTTCTTACTACCCTTAGCCATTTACTAACTCAAACTCCGTTTTTTATTTGTTGAGGCGAAACTCGAACAAAGCCTGTTTGCAAATCTAAACTAGATTTGCGGGCCTGTAAACCGATATTCGCGGCGATCAGCAGCAACACCGCAAGCGGGTCGAACACTGAGACGATGAGGAGGATCATCCAGCGGACGGCCCTCTCCAATTGATCCTCGGAGCTGCTGCCGTAGATGAGTTCGGCGACATAGCGGAGAGGGCCGACTTCGGCCTCGACACGCTTCTCCTCCGACGACAGGGCGGCCCTCTGACTGTTAAGGTCGAGGAGGAGCATTTGCTCCTTCTGACGCTGATCCACCAGGGTTTGGCGGTTCTTCTTCTGAGCGTCGGCGGCCGTCAGCGCCGTGCTGGTCTTACCCCTCTTCGTCATCTCATCGACGGCGGTGTCAATCTGCGAGATCCGCTTGTCGAAGTCGGTGATCAGGCTCTTCTCGTACTTGATCTTCTCGTCGATCACGGCGACCTTGCCGCCGACCTGGACGGTGCTGTCGGTCCTCTGCTCGATGTGAGCCTTGGACAGGTATCCGAAGACACCCATTGAAGTAATAAACATTAACAGAATTACCGCCATGGTCAAGGGGTACTTGAGCATCGCCGGCGTGATCTTCCAGTGCCTGTAGAGCCATGACGCCGTGACGAGCTTACCGAACTCCAGGGCGGTACCCATCAGGGCGACCGGGATGAAGGATGCGGCGAAGATGGCGGTCAGACCGATGATCGAGAAGTAACCCGAAGCTGCGGCCAGGGCGAACGATGCCATGAAGGCCAGGACATTCGCGAAGCCGACGCCAGGCTTGACGTATTTGATGACCGGCGGGTAGGTGGCCGGCTCGACCGGGATCTCGGGATGGACGTTCTCAGGCGTGATATTGGCGACGAGTTCGTCCAACTTCGGTTCCTCGGTTACTGACACTGGCTCATATACCTCTCGATCTTGTCGATTATCGTCTGGGCTTCCGCCGCCCGTGTCGGCCAATTCATCCATTCCTTCTCCGGGTCCGCCTTCAACCCGTTCAGGAGCGGCATGATGATGTTCTTTAATCCGAGGAGGTTCGATCGGTGCCGTTCCGACAGGGAGTTCTGTGCTTCCGTCAGTTTCGAGGACAGGATCTTCTGGTTGGCGGCGTTCATCTCTTCGGCTGAGACGAGCGCGAACCCGAAGTCGTCCTGATCTGATTCGTGCGTCATGAAAGGAACCCGTCAACGCTCGCTACTCTCTCTGTTTTCCATCCGATCACATCGGTGATCGCCTTCACCGGGCTGAGGTAACCCTTCTCGAACTGACGTTCGTAGTCGATGTAGCCATCGATCTCGAACTGCTTCGGCATGATCTTGGGACAGGCGATCACGTCCTGGTGGATCGGGTTCGGTACCCTGAGGTATGCGGTCTTGATGCGATCACCGCTGAAGATCTCCTCGAAGGTGTTGATGCCGCGTTCCTTGAGGAGGTGGTTGTAGACCAGAGAGCCGCGGATATGCGCCGTGGTGCCCTTCTTGTAGATCGTGGCCGCATCGATGTAGTCTTCGAGACCGTTGACACCCGAAGGCGTCGCGACATCCTCGAAGGGAAGCTTGTAGAAGTCCTTACGGAACTCCTCGACGAAATCGATGACCTGATCCTCGGTGCCCCGCATGATCAGCTCGATCGTCTTTTTGATCTTCTCGCGACAGACGATCGGGGTGTCTGACTTGACCGCTTTCAGACCTTTGATCTCGATTTCGGGGGTCTTATAGCGAACACCTTCCTTATCCCAGACATGGAGGATGTACATCTTCTTGGCGACCCACACGGCGCTGTCGAAGATCGACTCGCGCTTCATGTTCATCTTCTGCTCGAAGCTGTTCAGGTAGTCGGCCAGGTCCTGACACACCTTCTTGATGTGCGGGGTCAGATGTTCCTCGCAGAACTTGTCGAGGAAGTTGATGATCTTTTCGGTTTTCTCCGCCTGACCTTCCTTACCGAACACCTTGTCCACCAGGGCCTCGAAGTCGATGTACATGGAGTCCGTATCGGCCGCGATGATGTAGTTCGTGCCCTGGCTGCCGACGACCTTGTTGATGTAGTCGTTGACGCGCTTGATCAGCCAATTGATGGCGACCCGTCCCGAGGTCGTGATGGCTTCGGCATTGACATGGGAGAAGAAGCGGAAGTGTTGATTGGTCAAGCAACCGTAGGCTGCGTTCATATTGACCTTAACGCCCTTCTGTTCCAGATCGAAGCGGATCACGTCGAGCGTTGCGGCGGCCTTCTCTTCTGCCGTAACAGCCTTCTGGAATCTCTTCTTGGCCTCCTTCATGGCATCCTTGGCCGCCTTACGTTCGGCGTACATGTGCTCCATGAGTTCGGGCAGGAATCCGCGCTTCTCTTTGGTGTAGAGCGCCATGTTGGCGGCGATCGAGACATTCCTCTCCCTGAGGAGATCGGCATGCTGCTCGAGCTTGCCGGCGAGCACGTCATCGATGGTCAATCCGCCGGCCTCGATCAGACGACCCACGTAGGTCTCCGGCGAGATGTTGATCTGCATGATCAGATGCGGATACAGGCCGTCCAAGTCGAAGCTGACGCCCCACTTCAGACGCCCGACCTTCGGCTCCAGCACGAAGCCGCCGATCAACTGTTCCTTGTCGGCATGCTTCATCGCCGGGATGACGATGCCGCGATCGGCGAGGTAGTTGTAGGCGAGCACGTCCCACTGGCGTACCGACCCGAGCACGTCTTCAAACAGAACCTTGCCGCCGTAGGCCATCGAGAACAGGAACTGCAGCAGGTTCAGCGTCTGGTCGAGTTCGTCAACCAGCAGCACGTCGCGGACGTTGTATTCCATGAATAGCTGGTGATTGCGGAGATAGAGGTCGTTGAGACCTTCGTACTCCGAGTAGTCCAACTTGCGCTTCTTCAGGATCTCATGGGCGACGACATCGAGCTTATTGCTCTCGGTCTTCTTCTGCTGGAACTTCTGGTTCGTGAAGAGCAACAGACAATCGAGGGACGCAACGCCGCCGATCGTCGGGATGATCGTCTCCTTGCCGTGGAAGAAGGTGCGCTTCTGATCGATG